AAAGCATCGCACCGCGCCAGTCTCACTAGACTTTACGAAATTGAACCCGCCCCCCGCCGAAATTGAACCACCCCGCAATGAAATTGAACTAGTCATTGCGGGGTGGTGAAGGTCTAGTCAACTAGACGGGGTGAAATTGAACCAGCCGAAATTAACCGCTCGAAATTGAACCGCTTCAAAATTGAACCCGAATTGAACCAACCTGAACCAAGTTGAACCAAGTGTCAGCGCCTACATAAGATAGTTGACGACGCTTTGAACAGCTGCATAATCAGAACCAAGAGCGTTACGCCTTGCAGCACCGTTGCCATAGTCACCCCTTATCGCCTTGTTAGCCATCTTCATAAGCTCGTTGACGCGCTGTTGCACGCGGTCATAGTTAGCCCCTAGTGCTTGCTTGCGTGCATCGCCGTTACCGTACTTGCCTTTGATAACGTCTATCGCCACACTATCAACGTCTATAGCGGGCGTTGTAGGGGTGCTAGAACCGCCGCTATTGCCGCCCTTGGGGTTGACGTACTTGCCCCACTGCTCGGGCGTGATATACGCTTTGTTAAGGTCTAGAGCGCCGTTGTAGCCGCCCAAGCGCCCGTTGCTCGAATACTGCCTAATGACACAGCTATAAGCGCCCTCGTTCCACGGGGTAGCCTGATAGCCCGTCTTATCGTTGTTGGCGTACTGCGCAACCCACGCGCCGCAATTGTTAGCCTTGGCAATCGTCCACGGGTAAACGCTCGCGCTCGCATAGATAAGGGGCGGCACGCCCGTAAGCTCAATGACGCGGGCAACCAGCCTTTGCAGATAGTCGTTGTTGCCCCACGCCGCGTTCTGAACGCTTTCCCAATCAAGGCAAGGCACGCCCTCACCGAAATAGTTCTTGCAGTTGTTGACAAAGAACTGTGCTTCGCCCTCAACGCCCGACCCGTCAATGTAGTGATAGAAGCCCCAACACTTGCCAAGGCGCTTGCAAGCCTGAACCACCCTATCACAATCGGTGTTTACATAGCTCTTGCCCTGCGTTGCCTTAGTGATAACGAAATCGGCGGGTACCGCGTCGATGTTGATACCCTTTTGCCAACCCGAAACGTCAATGCCGTTCATCAGATAACACCGTCCTTGATAACGCTTTCCAATAGCTCGCGCTCGCGTGCCGTGCAAGGCACGTTCTCAACTCTCACCTTGTCATAGCTCACCCCCTTGACCCAATCGCCCGCAACCTCGGCAAGGGCGAACGTTTTCAGCTCTGCAAGCGTCATGGGGTTAGAGCTCTGCGATTGGACGGTCGCCGATGTGATACGCAACGGCAGGTTATAGGCGTTGTCCGCGTCCTGCGAACCAACTAGGGTATCGTCAAGGTAGATAGAGTAAACGCCGTTGCCCGTGCCCACGTGCATTGCGTAATCGATCGATAGCACGTGACCCACCGCGTTTTCAACGCTCTTGAAGCCGCTGAATGGCAACCATACTTGCACTGTGCTTTCGTCGGCTTCAATGCCCGTAAGGTCTATGCTGCCGCAATCGAACGCTAGAACCTCTTGCGTGATAATCTCGCCTTGCGTGTTCGTGTTGTTCTTGCCAAGGTAGATGGTCTGTGAACCCTCGGTGGGCACAGCGCCGCGCATCTGATAGCAAGCGACAACGTAGCCCGAAAGGTCAAGGCTCTGAACGTCACCGTGCGAGATAAATCCAATGTTGAAGTTGCGCAGATTATGAAGCTTTTGAGCGTCAATCTTGTACGCGCTGTTGTAGAGCGATACGGGCGGGGGCGTGGGCTTGTCGCTCTTAACGCCGCCCTTGAACTTGATAGTAACGTCAGATTTAAGACCGCTGTTGAAATCTACCAAGTCGCGTTTAATGCTGAATTCGCTATCATCGCCGCCCATTGTCTGTTCATCGGGGTACCCGTCAAGCAGATAGCACGGGTACCAATCAACGCCGTTGTCGCTGTATTGGGTCTGTTGCGTGTACGTGTACCCCTTGGCAAGTCGAAACTGAATCATCGTAGATTCATCGGTCATGCCGCTAATCTGCGCGTCGGTGTACGTCTCGCCAAGGTCTAGTTGACTAGACACGTTGATACCCTCGGGCACCCCGCTAACGTCAATCGTAATGTTGTGGGGCGTTGGCGGTTCGGGCGGTTCGGGCGGCTCGCCATCGGTAGCGTTGTAGTACGTGGCAAGGTTGTTGAACAGAACAGCGTATGCTTCTCGCCCGTCGTTAAGGGTCGTGCCGAACACAGTATCACACAGCGCCACGGTGCTAACCTCGAACCCGTCAGGGTCGTTAACGTCCACAGTCTTGGACCAATAGCGCGTAGAATCAAAGCCGCCACCCTCAACCTCTTGATAGGTTAGGGAGGTCTTTATGATTGTGCCATCTTCAATGAGCTGTTCGGGGGTCTTGCTCGATAGAACACGCGTCAGCTGTTTGGGCAACCACCTTGGGCAATTGCTCTCAACGTAAGCGTCTGTGATTGTGGCGGGGTCAACGTCGTACAGCTTGGCAAGGTCAAGAACGTATATGTTGCGGTTCGCAAGCGGGGCGTCTGCCGCTGGTATCTGCAATTTGGATGTTTGTGATTCATAACCGTAGAACCACACAACGGGGGTGGTGTTCGAGCTTGCAAATTTAATGTACCCCTTAGATTTCGTGGTACTAAAGTCGGAGGCATTACTGAACGTGCTTTCAACTCTGCCAAACTCGCGGTAGATGTTTGTCTTGTTGAAGATGTAATACTCGTGACTGTAGGCTGTTTCGGAACTGGTTCCAATTACGCCATCAATAGCGGCAATGCCCATGCAGTCACCAGAGGCAAGATAGAACGCCATATCAGCGCACCCCCTCGATACAGACGAACACAAGCGATTCAGTGTTGAACGGGTCGGCGCTCGAATCAATGCGCTTGTACCCGTCATAGCACTTGACGTTATCGGGCGTTAGGTGCTCTTTGTAGCTCTGCAACGGGTCAACCTGCAAGCTAACGACGAACTGCTTGTTGTTCACCAGCTCCACGCCCTCAACGAAATAGTAGCGGTTGAACGCTGGTATATGAACGTAGTTGCTCACCATGTCATATGTACCGTGGCACCTGATAGACGGCTCTACAACGTCCACGTTGGCGTTGAAATCACCCGATAGCGTAATTGTCGGGGTGAGCGTCTTTTCAAGCCTGTTGGGCGGGTCTGCGCACGTGTAAAACTCAATATCCATGTTTACCCCTAACAAAAAGGGGCGGGGCTTACACACCCCGCCCCAACCTCACGAAAGGCGATTAAGCGGCGGCAGCGTCCGCGATGAAGAACACGACAAAATTCTCGTTCTCGTCGTTGAAGTAACCAGCATCGAACTTGTAGAAGTTCGTGTAAAACTCTGCCTTGGGGTTGAAATTGGTGGTCACTCGGCGGTCGATGTTGCACACGCCGCAAGCGTCGGTGTCGAACATGACCGCAAGAACTCCCTTGGCGCTCACAGACTTGCCGCCAGCGGTCTTGACGTTCAGGGCGCTAACCGAATCGAACCCGTAGTCAATGCCGCTGCCCTGCCAGTAGGGTACCGTCTCGGCGGTCGGCAGTGCCGTGAACTCGTTGTGGAACGTATCCGACTGAAGGTAGGCGTTAGCCGCCGCCTTGAAGTCGGTGAGCATCACAATATGCAGGTTGTCGGCGGGGGTGAACCGCGCCGCGCCGCCGATGTTGAACAGCGTGGAGATACGGGAAAGGCGGTCGGTGTAAAGCCCCATCTGCATAGACGCGAAACGGATGAACTCGGGATTGGTGAGCGCGTCCGCCGCCTTGAGAGTAGCGTCGGGGAACTTGGCGTTGTAGAGCGCAAGCAGGTTAACCGCTCGCGTGTTGCCCGCCGCGCCGTAGCCAGACGTGCCGCCATCGGGGTAAGCGTCCGCAAGGGTCGTTGCGGTCAGGTTGTTGATAGTGCGCATGACAAGCGAATCGGTCTTTACCGTCATGCTCTTGTCAACGGCATTGTAGAGCATGGTCAGGAAAGCGTTCAGCTCGTTGACCCCCGCAAAACTTTCCTTGACCTGCTTTTGCGTGAACGAAAGGTCAATCTCAAACGTGGTCTTGCTGTTGAAGAACTTAGCCGACACAGCGGGCTTATAGAACACGTTGGGGTCATAGGTCTGCCCGTCCTGAAGCTCCCAAGACTGGTTCTCTACCGCCTCGGGCAGGTCGGCGGCAATCTTTTCGACAACTGCGCCGTATTCGAACGAATCCATAAAGATAGACGGCACTGAACCTCGATAGGGGCGGTCAACGAAAACCACCTTGCCGATACGGTCAACCAGCTTGCTAACGTAGTTGTCTACCGCGTCAGCCTGAAACACCGCATTACCCATGTCAACAAGGTTGCTGAAATCCTCGTTAACGATAGCGCTCTCGCCAAGAACCTCGGTAGTGGTGCTGTTGACCAGCTCGTGAATCTGATTAACGTCCATTGTTTCTGCCTTTCTAGTCAACTAGATTAATCGTAAATGGGAACCGTGATATACGCGATAAGGTCGCTCATGATGTTGTCTATGGTCGCGTGCTGAAAGTTGTAGAGCGCCTTATAGTCACCAATTCTATCACCCCCATTTCTACCCCTATATGTTACCACGTTGTTGTTAGTTGTGTCAATCGTGCCCGTGCTGTTGCTTGTCTGCTCTGTGTCGCTATCGTTGGCGGGTTCGTCGCTGCCGAACCCGTAGCGGTCATCGTCGGTGCTCTGCGTGCTCTGCCTCTGCTCGCTCTGCGTGTTGGTGCCCTCGGTCGTGATGGTGTAATCAACGTTGTTGGCAAGGTCAATTTCAGTGCCCGTGAGCGTCTGCCAAGGCGCAAAGAACTTGTACCAAGCGCCCCGCGCTATCATGTAGCGGTAGTCCTTTTCAAACGTGGTGGGGCGGTCGGCGGCAAGCTTATAGAACTCAAAATCAAGCACCTTGGTATCAACGTCACCGAACACCACGTTGTAATAGGCACCGTTCTCCGCTTTCAGGTCAGCAAAGATACCGTTGTCGATGGTGTAGATGTCTTTAACGTGATTCATCGTCCTTGCCGTCCTTTTCATCGTCGGGGTTGGTTTCACGTGAAACATCGTCGGGGTCAGGGTCGTTGGTTTCACGTGAAACATCGTCGGGGTCAGGGTCGTTGGTTTCACGTGAAACATCGTCGCTTTGCGGGTCAGGTGTTGGCGTATCGTCGGGGTCATTCGTTGGGGGTATCTCGATGGTTTCACGTGAAACATCACCCGCGCTTGGGTCGATGGTCACAACCTGCATAGTCTCTGCAATGTCGGTTTCCGCGTCGCTCTGCTCTTGCAGCGTTTTCCACGCGCTGCCGAACTCAACGGCAATATCAGTGCCGAACAGCTCGTTGACGCGCTCCATACCTTTGCGCCGCTCTTTCAGCATGTTGTCTGCAAGCGGTAGCAGAACGTCAACGTTCATGCCTACCTCGTCCATGTTCAAGTTCTCGCGCTTGGTGTTCCAATTCGCCTGCAAGCCAAGTTCGTTGAACATAGAAGCCTTGTAATACTGCAAGAGCGTCACAATGTCGTTGATACGTGTAGCGCTCTGCGTTGACGGGGTGGAAAGCTTCACGCCGCTAAAGAAAGCGTTATCGCCAATGACACTGAACTCGCCCGCGCTAATCTTCTTCACGAACTCGTCAGCGGCCGCCTTGCTCTTATCGTCGGGGGCGGTAATCAGCATCGTGATACGTGAGAGAATCGCCACGGTATCAAGGCTAATTTCGGTATCACAGATAGCGACGGCGTACTTAGCCACGATGGGCACGATACCCGCCGCCGCACTATCGTTCGCCACAATGGCAACGTCGGTGCCCACGGTGTAGACGTTGGACAAGTTCAGATACGTGTTGGAAATCTGATAGTCGATAGGTTCGTTGTACGTGCCGCGATTGACGGGCGCACCCGAAAGCGCGTACAGCTCGCCGTCATGGCGGATGAACCCCACCGAACCGTTGCACTTCAACTGCCGTTCTAGTTGACTAGACGGCACAGTATCAGGCAACCCCGTGTACACGAACATTGAATCAGTCATGTTCAGTAGACGGGTCATAAAATCGCGGGTGTATGTGTCCTTGTCGTGCAGGTGCTTGTCAAGGCTCGAATACGTAAAATCAACCATTGTTAATCACCCCGTTTTCATCCGCGCCGATTTCAGAGTCAAGTCGCGTGCAAAGGTCGTTTACCGCGCTCGTGTTCGCGTTGATGGTGTCGCGCAGTTTGTCCAACTCTTCACGCATAGAATCGTAGAAGTGAATGAACAAGTACCACATGAGCAGAACCATAACGATTGGGAACCCTACGTTGGTAATGGCTGATACGGTTGAATCCATAACAAGAACCCTTCTAATAGCGTGCCGATTATCCATAGTGTAAATTATAATCGGCACGCTAGGCTAATGTCAACTTGCGAATTGACTTGTTTCCGTTGACCTGATATAATTGCGAACTATTTCGCCGCAATCGTTGTTCTGAAAGAACACTTTTTCGGTAGCATAGAACATGCCAATTCGCTTGCTCAATTCGTCGCGCGGGTGCAGCAATCGCCGATAGTAGTTGTTGCCTACCATATGCCTATCGCTGAATATCACGTCCTTGTCAGGCTCTTTAATCGGGGTCGTTTTCTCGTGTACGTAGGTGAACATGCCCGTATCAGTCTGCACAATCTCACATTGCAGAACGTCCCCCTGGAACTCGATAAAGTACGTGAACAGCACTTGTGAGCGCTTATAGCGTTCGGGTAGATGGGGGTAGAGCGCAAGCTCCCACTTGCCCTGCGTAATCATTTCAAGGTTCTTGTTGTCAAACGCAAAATACTTATTGCTCTTCTTGGCTTTCTTGCCCGTGCTGCCCGCGTACTCAACGGCAACGGTAAGACCGCTGTTGCCGTACTTGTAAACATCAATGGTGCCCTGCGCCATGTCCTTTGCGTGGCGCAAGCCCATTTCGGCAAAGTACGGGCAATACTTGTTCACCGTGTTGCCCAACATGAAAATCTTCACGTTGTCGCGCTGCCTGATAATGGTTGAAAGCACGTTCATAAACGTGACAAACTCGTCAACAAGGTAGTAGCGCCGCGTCAGGAACTCGTCAAACACGATGGTCGTTACATTGGGATAGCTCACAGACTTGTTGTGTTCGCTATCGGACAACGCGAACGTGTAGCCGCAAGGCTTGTTGTCGCTCACAAGCTTTTGCGTAGTCTCATCAAAATTGGCAAGATAGAACACCCCGTTGTAATACTTGACGCGCGTAAACTCGCCGTCCGTAGCGTCAGCAATCGCGCCGTCGCTTTCGAGCGCGGCGAATATGTTAGCCGCCCGCTTTCCTATAATGTCCTCTTTCCAACGGCGAATATATGCGAACTCGCCGCCCGTCTTATAGAACTGCTCAATACAGTATTTCAGCGCCGCATAGGTCTTACCGTTCGAGCGCTCACCGAACACGATATTATAGTCAGCGTTCTTTTTCAGGATAGCGTCAAGGCTGTAAAACTTCACTGCTTAGCCCCCCTCAAACCTTGAATGAACATCAGATAGTTAAGACCGATAGCCAAGGTGTAGCCCGTTGGTTCAAGGTGTACGGCGCTCAATTCGTCGTATGCGCCCGCCTTGCCCGTATAGTCAACTAGATAGCCCCTGTGCCTATCGTCTATGTAGCTGTGCAAGAGCTTACCCGTATGCGTCGGGGGAACCTGCAACGTGTTGGTGAAATGAGCAAAGACGTTGGGCACGTCCCCGTAAACGTCAAGCAGGTACGGCACCGCCTTGAACTTGTTCAGCCCCGCCACGGTAAGCGATAGCCTGCCGCCCTCATAGGTCATGTACCGCTTTGCGCCAAGCGTCTTGAACAGGTTATAGGTGCCCTCATAATCCCAAACACCAATGGGTTTGCTAACGCCCTTGATTGTCTTGGGTGAAAGCGAATCGAGCGGCAACCCGTAGTGCTCGCACATTCGGCGGCACTTGAGCTGAATGTTCTCGTTGTAGCGGTCAATATAAGCTTGGTGGTCGGCGGCATTGCGGCACTTGATAGAATCGGTATCGCTGTAAACGTAATCGCTACCGAACTCGCTAATACCCGTGAACAGGTTGTAGCGGGCATAGGCAGTGACGAACACGCCCCACGGGTAGAACAAGAAACGTTTTGGGTCGTTGTTGTAGTGCTCTAGCTTCTTTTCTAGTTCGCCGCGATCCATAGGGGCGTAACCCCATTCGCCGTTCTCATAGACAACATCATCTTTCATGGGGTTGGTAACGCTCATGCCGTACACGCTGTTTATCATCGCCTTAGCTTGCATGTACTCAACTTCTTTGCCCGCTACGCCTTTCAACTCTGTTTTCTGCTGGTACAGCTCGATAATGAAACTCACAAGCTCTTTCGGTAGGTACTCTTTGCGATACACCCAAACGTTGTTCACCCGTATGTAATCCCACGAATAGAACTGCTTGTAGATACGATAGTCAACGTTCGTGATGGTGGTATAAAGGTGGTCAGCCTTGAACACGCGCCCGTTGTTAATCTGCGCACCCTCAAGCCCAGCGCACTTGCTCGCACTGATAGGCGAATCGGCAAGAAAGGTGGGTTTCAACCCGAAAATCTCAATGTCGAACACACAACAGTAATCGCGCATGAGCATATCGAAATGCTCTTGGTTCTTGACGTGTACCAGCTTGCCCCTGCTCATGGGAAACTTTTCGGTGAGCATCACAGCGGGGTAAGAACTAGTGAAATCGAATGATGAAACGTCCTTGATAGTCTGCCCGCTGTATGCCGCGTTGGCGTGCGTGAACCCGCCTTGAAAGGCTCTGTGAACCGTCTCGAACTCTTCAAGGCTGTTGAGATTCAACTCACACATAAGGCGGCGATACCTCTTGTTGGGTTGCCGCCCCACGCGCAAGCACTTTGCCTTAGCCGCCTTGCGAACAAACCCCGTCTTAGTGAGCGGCAGTTGCGCAATGTTGCCGTAGCGCTCTATCAGCTCTTGGATATACGCCATGACAACCAAATCATCATTGACGCAATAGGCAATCTCTTGTTCTGTGAGCGGGGTACCGCTGTGCCGCTTCTTGTCGTAATCCAAATCACCAACCAGCTTGCGAACCTTGTATTTGGTAAGTTCGTCGCCCAGCTTGGCAAGACTGTACCCGCTCAATATGAGCGAATCGCGAAACTCTATGCCCGTGGTCGTTGTCGCGTAAATGGGGTTGCGCAGGTCGTTAGAAAACACCTTGCCCCAATGGAACCAGTTGCGCATGAATTGGAACTCGTAACCCAAGTTGTGAACGTAGACTATAAGGCGGTGCTCATCGTCAAGTTCTAGTTGACTAGACACACGGCGCATGAAACGGGTGAACTCGCCCCACGTGCGCCCCATCGTCACATAGCCATTGTAGCCAAACTGCCATACGTACATGATAGCCCGCTTATCGTCACCCTCATAGAATGACGTTGTTTCAATGTCGAAAGCGCATGGAACGTTAGCGTACTTTATCTTGCGCCCCACGAACAGCGGGTGCATGTATGTAAGCATTTCGTCATGCGTCACGGGCGTTTCGTGAAGCTGAAACATGTTATCACCCGCCGCATAGTGCTTACATGAGTACGTTACCTGCCGCCAAGTTCTCGAAAAAGCTTTCAGCGCTCTTACGGATACCCTCTTGAATCTCTTGCTCATACTGTACCACCCTGCTTTCAAGAGAACGCGCCGCGCTCTGTGTCACGTTCTTGATAACGTCCATGATAGCCTGATAGGTGAAATTGGCTTGCTCGTTGGCAACGATGGTATTGATATTGTTCGTCATGTTGGTATAGACCTGCTCGAACAAGTCAGGTTCGTTGTTCAAGCCAAGTTGACTCTGTAAAGCTTTCTTGTACTGCCGTGCGCCGCTCGCCGTGCTCGTTTCGTCTGATAGGAACATGAGCGCACGGGCGTACTCTTCTTTAAGGCTTTCCCAACTGCCTTTCATACTGAACTTGGTGAAGCGGTTAATATCGCCCTTGTTTGCAGCGACCACGGCAGGGGAAATCAACCCCGCGTGCTCGATATTCTGCATACGTCGGTTAGCTACTTGGAACGTTCGCGCAATCTCTTTGCGTAGCTCGGGTGAGCTTTCAACAGCCTTTTCAATCTCGCGCATAGCGCCGTAATTCGGCTTGAACGTGCCACGGCGCGGGCGGTTGAAAACCACGGTAACAGATGCAGCCAATACGAACACCCCCCTTACAACATGGGGTGCAAGGCGTTGGCAACCTTGCACCCCACCCGATATTACTTGCTAGCCAATACTAGGCAATGTCCACGAACTCAACGCCGTAGCACTGGCGGTTGTACTTCTTCTGAACGTAGGTGTAGAGCTTGAAGCCCACATTGCCCGCGTTGATAGCGGCAACTGCGTCATCGTCGTTCAGAATCTCGCGGCAGGTATCGCACATATGAGCGGGGAAATCGACAAAGAACGAATCAGTAGCAACGACGGGGTTGTCGTTGTACTTGCCCTTGGTGTTGATGAACATAGCGCGGATGGGATAGACGTAATCCTTACCGTTCTGATTGAACAGGTCGGCGGTAGACGCGAACTCGAACCCGTTAGTGTCAATGTCGAACTTGCGCGTCTTGTTGTACTTGCTTGCGAACCCCATTGTGATACCTCTTTCTAGTCAACTGGTTTATAGGGGGTGTGCCCGTATAACGCCGATAGCTCAGCGTGCCAACCTAGTTAAGCCTGCTCACCGTCAGCCGCCTTAGCCTTGGCGCTCTTGGTGGGCTTCTTAGCCGCTGCCTTGTCAGCCTGAACCGCCTTAGTAGCAATCTCGCACAGGCTCACAAGGTAGGTAAGGATACCAGCCATAATCTCGTTACCCTGCTCATCATCGCCAAAGGCGCGGGCGATGGTATCGATAGCGTCAGCCGCGCGGTTGTAGGCGCTCGCAATCTGCTTTTCAGTCACCTTGTTGGAACGCGCCGCCTTGGCGGTCGTGGTGCTCTTGCGGTAGTCGGAAACGACGTTGCGAATCTCTTTGGTGGTCATGTCGGGGTTAATCTTGCCGTCAGCGTCAAGCTGCTTTGCATCGTCAACAGGTATGGTGAGAAGCTCTTGAATCTGCGAGACGCTGTAATCGCTATCGCTGTGAGCGATAAGAGACTTAACGCCCCTGCCGTCGCTGGTAAGGTAATTGGCACCAACGCGAATCATGTTGTTGACCATAGCGCGCTTGTACCCAAACACGGTGTTGCCGTAATCGTAAATGTCAGCGAACCCGTCAGCGGCATAGAGCTTGCCGTCGTTAATCTTGTTCAGGGTGTAAGCCACGGTATACAGGCTGTTCTTGGCATCGTTCAGCGCTTCGATAATGCGCTTGGTTTCGGTGCGCAGAGCCGTGTTCTTGATAGTGATAGCCGCGCCGTCAACCTTGCTAGTAAGTGTCATGTTCGCCATTGCTGTGCTCTTTTCTCTCGTTTGCTTTGCTGGCAAAGCCATTGTAGCAAGGGGCTAGAGCTTGTGTCAACTAGTCAACTAAAAAAAGTTTGGTTCAATTCTAGTTCACCTTGGTTCAACTTGGTTCAGGTTGGTTCAATTCGGGTTCAATTTTGAAGCGGTTCAATTTCGAGCGGTTAATTTCGGCTGGTTCAATTTCACCCCGTCTAGTTGACTAGACCTTCACCACCCCGCAATGACTAGTTCAATTTCATTGCGGGGTGGTTCAATTTCGGCGGGGGGCGGGTTCAATTTCGTAAAGTCTAGTGAGACTGGCGCGGTGCGATGCTTT